TAGTAGACCGTTAAACAATTCTAACATTGAAGCCCTAACTGATACTGGGCAATATGAATTATTGAGAAGTTGCGGATTAGATGGAACTACAGGTTCTGCTCAACTTGCTGGTAATGCTGGATGGCCTAATCAAGAACAAACAATTTACGCAGAGAAGCGAATGTATTCTTACAGTTCTAATATAGGTGCAACTGTTAACAACGGAGAATTATATCCTACTACGCATACTCCGCCTCAAATAACATATAACACAGTAATGGGAATGCCTCTATTGGACAGTGTTACAACCTGGGGTTCATTGGCTTCTATTACTGGACCTAATTTGCATTGTTATCGTGTAGTAATTAATAGAAACCAAACATTCCCGGCTCTTCCCGATACATTTGTGAATGTAGATTTTGAAGGAGACAGTAATTGCAAGTGGCCAGCAGTAAGTCTTCGATTCTTATGTAAGGATCCTAACTTTACTGAAGGAGAATATCTAACTCGTATTGCTAACGCTATGAATAACATTGCTGAAGGCGGGCCTGTTGCATGAGTTCTTTGTACGGAATTAGACCGAATCAAAGATTAGGAACTACTTTCAGAGTTGAAGAAGGGTCTTATTCAAGTTTCAATGCTTGGGATATGAACTTTTTAAATCTGCCCGTCTATCGAGCAGATACTAAAGAGGAGTTTGTATTTGATTTGTTTACTCTACTAGGAACTGTCGTGTTTGGCGGTCCTTATGCCGGCATCAAGTATGTTGCAGAGAAAATAGAATCAGACTGATCTATACAATGGTGCTAAGTAAAGCCCATTGTTATGCCATCTCTTTTGACAAGGTGGACACATAAACCATCTAATCTCTGCATCATCAATGCAATACCAACGATCACTGAATACACCGTAATCAGTATTGCACCATTCACAAGCATAGTGATTAGTCATCGTAATGCACCACCTTATGATTGCCACAAGTTTGACACAAGTAAACTAGTTTAAGTTTCTCATTTGCTCTAAATGCACAGTGCGACATTAATCTGTCACAACAGTAAGTGTCCCTGATCGTAAGATGGCTCATCCAAGCACTTCCTTAATTTCTTTGAACTCGATATCTTGTGCTAACTTACAATAGTAAAGATGCCAGACACACCCATCCCAAGAACAAGGAGATTCCCATTTTATTTTGAGTATATTGTTAGGTAGAAACTTAACTTGACTACCGTCTGAATATAATGCGTCTTCCATTATATCTGCTTCGTCTAGTTTGTCCATGTTATGTGTATCTTTAGCATGCTTACAATTAAGAATATGATTTCTTAATTCCATTACAGCAGCATGTTCATGTTCACGATATGTCATACTCATGCGTTCAACTCCATCTTGATTATTTCTGTTAGCATATGCGCAGAAGCATCATCTCTTTGAGCCATTCTTTGTTTTAATTTGATTAACAATGCGCTAGTAGAAATATCATTTAAATCGAAGTTTAATTCACCATCGAGTTTAGATCTAATCGCATCTTCAATAAATTGCGATCTAGATTTATTTCTTGCTTTTGATTCTAATTCTCCGACCATTTTCATGGGTAAAAGAACATTAATTTTGGTTTTTCGGCTCATCGGGTCCACTCCTTTCAGTCTGGGGTGCACCCACCCCTATTAGAAGGTATGGAGAAAAGGCCCACTGCGGGGTGGAATTGGCCTTTGCGTCAGCCCACCTGTTCAAGATAAGGAATTACATTAGTTTATAGTCTTCATTGTGGGACATCCCATCATGGCGAAAGCAGTAACAAGAGAGTTTGAGATATTCATCGAAACAGTAGCAGACACAGGAGCAGACAACACAGCATTGGACATGATGGATTATGTCGACATTGCAGATAACCAAGCTTTTGAGATTCACGAAGTCTCATTAGTTCTAGATCCAACCGAAGCATTCCCAGCAGCAGATGTTGAAGCAAGGTTCCAACTTGCTGATGCTAACATTACAACATTCGTTAGTCACGCTGACCGTGCTTCTTTGTATGTCGCTCGTCAAACCTTTGACAGTGCAACACTAGGTATGTTTCACCAAGAATCATTTAGTTCAATCACTCCTCTGATTGTATCTAAAACACTATTTTTGAGAAATGTATGCAGTACAGGCACTCTAGATTATACTCTAAGACTCAAAGGTCGTATTGTAACACCATCCGCTAAAGACTACATGGCACTTGTACTGACTCAGACTGGCAACCTTGCTTGAGGCGATCTACTTGGTGAAAGTAGAGGGAACTCTTGATGAGTTGCGAGAACTGTTTGTAGAAGGTGCTAAGAAAGAAGCACGCAAACAAGCAGTAAAGGCAGGTGGAGATATTGTTGCTACTGGTGTTAAAAAGGCTCGTAAGGTTACTAAGTCGGCTTGGCACAAATACATGGGGTCGAAAAAGAATCAAATTAAGTTTAAGTCTGGAAAGCGAAAAGGACGACTCGACCTCAAAAAGATGGGAGTTGCCTTTAGACGAAGCCAAAAGAAAGGAAAGAGGTGATTAAATGGCACGCATAATCGACAAAGATACTAGACTGATTGATTTAGACTTTGGACAACTTACTGTAGCCACAGCAAGACAGGCATTATCCCCTTTTCCTACTGCTGTAACTTCTGGAGGCTCAGGCGATGAACAATTGCTAAATCTAATTCCTGCTGGTACAAATAACGGTGGTTCATTTATTCAATATGTTCGTGTTGATCTAGATTACATGGTTCGTAATAACGAAGTTATGATGCCTGTTGAAATCTCAGCACAAAGAACTTCACCAGTTCCTTTAGGTAACAGTAACAACGGTAACAACTTTGACCAAATTGAAGAATACATCTATGTTTTTAGTAGACCGTTAAACAATTCTAACATTGAAGCCCTAACTGATACTGGGCAATATGAATTATTGAGAAGTTGCGGATTAGATGGAACTACAGGTTCTGCTCAACTTGCTGGTAATGCTGGATGGCCT